AAAGATCCTAAAAATATAGGTAACGTAAGAACTAACCAACAACAGCTTGAGAGGTTACTGGGACAGTCTGATCAAGCTCCACTTGAGGCTGTACAGGAAAAGTTAACTGGCCCGATGAAGCCAGAAGCCGCTGCAAGACAAGTTATAGAAGGCAAAGACCAGAAACAAAAGCTGATGGAATTAATGTGGGAGCGATTAGGTAAAGAATTAAAGGATCAACCAGAAGGACTTAACGATGCTATTTCCGCAGAAGAGTTATTAATGCAGATATTTACAGGGATGATAGGTAAGTAAAATGGCAGACGAAGACCAAATCCCGACTGATGTAGAAACTAATATCGACCAATCACTCGATAAGAAGCCTACTCGTCGTAAGCGTCAACCTACATATCAAGTCGTAGGTGACAGTAAGATTCCTGTATCCAAAGCTAATGGCAAGTTGTGGAAGTCACGATTAGCACAATGGCGAAAAGTATCAGATGAGGTAGTTGATACTTGGGAAGAAGCTATTCGGTACTTCGACAATGATCAGGGAAAACATCGTCTGCCAACTGAACATGCAGCCGGAAATCTTATTGGAAATCAAAGGCTTAACAACAACATCACTGAAACCGAGAATGTAGTATTCAGTAATATTACTACTATGGTCCCAGCATTATATGCTAGAAACCCAAATGCAGAATTCACTAGTGCTACAGAAAGCAACAAAAGATTTGCAACGATACTTGAACGATTAGTTAACGTTGTTGGAATAAGGCGACCAACTCCAGGGATCAATCTCAAACCAAAAGCCAAGCGGTGTGTTGTTACGACATTACTGACCAATCGTTCTTGGATAGAACTTAATTGGGTACACAAACAAGACAGCAGTGAACAAGCTCTGGATGATCTAGAACAACTAGCGAAAGACCTAGAAAAAGCTAAGAAGCCACAACAAATTACTGAGATCGAAGGCAAGATCGACGCTCTCGAAAAGGGAATAGATATTCTACAGCCAGCAGGACCGACTGCTAAAGTTCGTTCTCCATTTGATGTAGCTGTTGATCCTAATAGCAGAGAGCTAGATGCTTCTGATGCTAACTGGATAATGGTACGTGATTATCTGCCTACTACTTTTATCTTAGCGAGATACGCTGAGAAGAAGAAAGGTAGTGATGAGTATAAGTCTATCTATAAGCCTACTCACATTATGAAGGCTAAGATAAACGAAACTGATGAAGCTCACGATGATGATGTATTCTCTGTCTACGAACCCAAAGAGAAGATGACTAACTTTGGTTTCGATGATGAAGAGACATTTGAACGTGCTAAGATGACAGAAGTGTGGATGGTATGGGACAAGATCACTCGTCGCGTACTAATGTATAATAGTAAAGATTGGACTTGGCCCATCTGGGTTTGGGATGATCCGTTACAGTTAGATACATTCTATCCGTTATATCCTCTGTTCTTCTATGATGGTCCTCGTGGTCCGCTAACTAAAGGTGAAGTTACCTATTATCTGGATCAACAGGATGCTATTAACGAAATAACAGACGAGGAACGTCGGGCTAGAAGGTGGGCAAGGCGTAATATATTCTACAACAAGAATCTTGTAGAACGTGAAGACGCAGAAGCAGTTCTTAATGGGGATGATGGAACAGCTAGAGGTCTTAATATTCCAGAAGGAATGAAAATAACTGATGTTATTGGATCTGTTGTCCCACCATCTATGCAGTTCGAGAAGTTATTCGATAAAGAGAATAAATATCGGGCAATTGACCGTATATCTAGTGTCGGGGAGGTGTTACGTGGAGCGCAATTTAAAACCAATACAACTAACGATGCAGTTCAAGCCAACGTATCGGCGTCTAATATGCGAGTGGACGAAAAGTCTGACCAGATCGAAGATTGGATTGGTTCGATCTATTGGGGATTGGCTCAACTCTGTCTTCAGTACATGGATATCGAAACCGTTGTTAGTCTCGTTGGAGAAGAAGCCAGAGAAGTTTGGCAGAATATGTCTGCCGAGGAAATCAGAGATAATTTCTCAGTACAAGTTGTTGGTGGAAGTACTAAGAAACCAACTTCTCAAGCTAAGAAAGAAGAAGCACTGGAACTCGGCCAAGTTCTTGGTCAGTTCGTTAATGCTGCTCCTGGTCCAGTTCTCAAAGTCATGCTTGAAGTTATGCAAGAGGCTTTTGACGAGGTTACGATCCGTGAAGAGGATTGGGACTCGATACTACAGGCTGTAGATCAACAGCAACAACAACAAGCACAAGGTCCACAACAAGGAGGACCACCACAACAAGGACAACAAGCACCTCCACAAGGTGGGGAAGGTGGGCAAATTCCTCCTGACCAACTACAACAAATACTACAACAATTACCAACTGAGGTTAAAGCTCAAGTAGCGCAAGCTATTGATAGTGGAATGCCTCCGCAGCAAGCGTTGCAGGCTGCGATGCAACAAATGCAACAACAACCGCCAATGCAATAAGGGGAAGACTTATTATGGCTGATACAGAACTAAGTACCGACGAAGCAATTCTTGATGCAATAGGAGAAGGATCTTCGTCTGATGAATCGACTACTGAAGAAGCGACAACAACAAGTGCAGAAGAGACGCAAGAAGCTGCTCCAGAAACACAACAAGCCGATAGTGGACAAAGTAGTGACACTAGCGCTGGAGACGAGCCTCAAGCACAACAAGCTCGTGGTCCCCAAGACCTAGTTGATAGAGAAGGAAATGTAATTGCTAGAGGTGGTAAAGAACGCCGCTTCTATGAGCAACTACAAGTTAACAAGCAACAGAATGCTACATTAAACCAGCAAGTCCAACAGTTACAGGGACAGTTAGATGCTGTAAATAATGCTGGCACTCTAGGAACACAATACGATTTATCCCCAGAAGAGTTAACTACTGGTGCACAATTAGTTAAGTCCTTTAAGGAAGATCCTGTTAATACAGTTAAATATTTGTTGACACAGGCTCAAGCCGCAGGACATAATATAGAAGATATCGGTGCTGGTGGCGCAGATATGTCTGCTATAAAGCAGATGATAACTGAAGCTATTTCCCCACTAGCAGCAGAACAACAACAAAGAGTTGAAACGGAACAAACTAGACAGGAAGCGGTACAAGTTTACCAAGGCTTTATGGCTAAATTTCCTGATGCTAATGTCCACGAAGACTCATTGGCCCGGCTTCTAGAATCAGATCAGAACTTAACACCGGAAGCTGCGTATTTTAAGTTAAAGAACTTCTATCTAGAGAAGGGGCTAGATTTTAGTGTTCCTCTGGAGACGATAGCTCAACAAGAGCTACAGAGACAACAAACTCCAGAAGTTAATACGCAACAAACGCTTCCTTCTGGCGGAAATGTTCCGGCCCAGAATGTTACTGATACCGCAGATATTGCTGATGTTGGCACTTCGTATGACGAAATCATTCGTCAAAGTATGCGAGATGCCGGAATGCAACCTTAACTAGGAGCAAAAGATGGCAAGCACTCCAATTGCAACTGTCTTGAACTCCACGTTGACTCGTTCGCGTAAGAAGTTAATCATGGCTTCTATTAAGTCTAATGCTCTTATGGCTTGGGCTTTTGCGAACAATCGCGTTGAGTTTGAAGATGGCGGACATGAGATCACGAATCCGTTGACTCTTGGCCGTAACCCTAACATTTCATCGTATGAATATTATGATGAACTCCCGATTGCACAAACCAACGAATTCGACACAGTTACTTATAACTGGTCGCGTGTTGCTGGTTCTGTCGTAATCTCCGACCAAGAAGAAGACGAAAACCGTGGAACGGCTGAAATCTTTAAGTTGATGAAAGCCAAGATTGATGTCTTGGAAGAGTCAATTAAAGAGAAGTTCAGTTCTTATCTCTATGGTTCTTCGGCTGGTACGGACCCAAATGGCATTACTACGCTAATTCCAGATGATCCGACAACTGGTACGGTTGGTAATATTAACCGTGCTTCTGAAAGCCAATGGCGTACATCGGCTTATGACTTCAATGGTAACTTGGATTCAACGAACATTGAAGAAGCCTTTGACGATATGCTTATGGATCTCACGCTTAAAGGAGACAAGCCCGACTTGATCCTTTGCGGTAGAAATCTCTACAGGCACTATCGTACAGCCGTGCGAGATAAAGTTGTTATCAACTTGTCTGAATCTAATTCCGGCAAGAAGATGATGGACTTGGGATTTGCTGGCGTAAAACACCAAGCAATTCCAATGCTTTATGATGAAGATTGTCCTGTTAACAAGGCATACTTCATTAATAGTAAGTTTCTCCGTCTGCACATTCTGAAACATGTCAACATGAAGGTTAAAGAATTAGTCGCCCCTTGGACGATTGATGCTCATGGCCGCAGAGTTGTTTGGCAGGGTCAGTGGTGCATTTGGAAATGCTTCCGCACACATGCAGTTCTTATTAACTCGTAATAGAGGAGTCGAAGGGGATGTCTACAATTAGACCTCGTTATGAAGTGCACAAATTGGATGGAAAAATCGATCACGAGATCTTCAAGATGCGTGTCGATGATGAAGGAAAACCAGCCGGTGGCTTTGAATCAAAGATTGTGAAAGAAGATGCCGGTTGGATGGTTTATTTCCCTAATGGAGCTTCAATTCGTGTACGAACAGACGAAGAACTGAAACGCCTTGGTTTCGATAAAGGGGCTGACTTAGTAGATATGGACAGTGGAGACATTGTTGGTAATGCTGGTCAGACTTCCCTTAAATCTAGATCGGAACAACTTACTAGTCGTGGACGAAAGACTCGTCCTTCAATTAAACAGACCGCAGATAATGGAGAATAGTTATGTCTAGGGTCGTACAAGATTATCATCCTCGTACTATCAGCCAGTACGTTCCAAACATGGAATTTGCTGCTGATGTCGTTGGTGATGAACACATTTGCTACTTGGGTAGTCCTGCTGCCCTTGATGCAGACGGTATTTGGGATGGTGTTACTGCCGATGGTAGTGAAAACACTTACACAAGTTCCAACTACAAATCTACCTTTGATGGTAGTTCAACCTCGCTAACCTCAACTGCTGGTATGATCGACGCTACTTATGGGCGTTGTCTTACTGCTACTGGTTCTGCTGGTTCTAACCATGTATGCACGATCCATGGTCGTGATTATCTTGGTCAGATGATGCAGGAAAGTATAACCCTTTCCGGTACAACTGTTATCTTTGGCAACAAAGCGTTTAAGTTTGTTGACAAAGTAGTAATTGCTGCTGGTGCTTCGGGTGATACTGCTGATATCGGTTGGTATGACCGCCTTGGTCTTCCTTATAAGGCAGAGGCAATTCTTGGCTATACCGAGGATGATGTAGCACTGCCACATGATCCTGTTCAGGTTCCTGTAGAAGTAGATGCTGTTCGTTACGCATCTGGCGCTGATGTTATTATTCCT